GGTGGCGGGCGACCGCGCAAGTCGGCCGAAGAGAAGTTCACCGACGGCGTCATGCGGGCGGTGGAGGAATTCGAGGCGGCCCAGCGGACCGAACGGCGGCGCCGTCAGGCGGAGTAGTCGACCGGCGTCGGGATGACCGACGCGTACCCGCGCATCCAGGACGTGAACAGGTTCTGAGTACGCGGGTCGTCGCTGTCCGGCGGGTACGGGCACGTGGACCGGAGGGCGTCGGCGCGGGCGGCGCGGACGCCGTCGGCGCGCGCGGTGAGGATGTCGACTGCGAAGCTCACGGCCACCCCTCTACCGGTTGAAATCGCGGCCCGGGTCACCCTGCGGGCGGCCCTGCTCGATGGACTCGACGAACTCGGAGAAGTTCATCCGGCCGTGCTCGTCGAACCACCTCTTTAGCTCCTCGGACGCGTACCTGTCAACACGGCTGCGGGGCCCAGAGAACAGGCTCATGGGGTCGACCCCCGCGGCGACACCCTCGGGCGTGACCATGAACCCGTTGGTGGCGTCCTCGGCCTGCACAAACACGCGCTCGATGAACAGTTTGTACTGCTCGCGCGCCAGGTCGAGGAACGACCTGCGGTCACCGTCGCCGACCCGGTGCTCGAGGACGAACGCCTCGCGCCGGAGCGCCTCAACGGGTCGGCCGAGCACCTCGGCCGCGGCCTCCTCCCAGTCGTACCCGGCGTCGACCAGCTCGGCCATGCGCGCATGCTGGGCCTCCTCGCGCTCCTCCCGCTCGCGGGCGCGCTGAGCGGCGGCCTCCTCGCGGCGGGCGGCGGCCTCCTGGGCGGCAGCGTCGCGCCGGTCCATCTCCGCCATCGCGGCGGCCATGGCCGGGCTGTCGTAGTCGCCAGCGCCCATCAGCTCCGCGACGCGCGTTTCGAGGTCCTCGTCGGAGAGCGCGGCCAGGTCCTCGGCCGGGGCCTCCTCGACGGCGGGTGCGTCGTCGAGGGTGAGCTGCCGGTCGTCGACCTCGGGCGCGGCCTGGGCGTCGTCGGGGTCGTCGACGCGGGGCGGGCGGCGTACCTGCTCGCCTCCGCCGTCGAGCGACGGTTGCACGTCGGGGCCGATCGGCGTCACGGGGTCCCACCGGTTCTCGTCACGGGCGGGCGGTGTGGACCCGGCGCCGGGTTGCTCCCGGTACCGGAGGCGCTTGAGGTCGGGGTGGTCGGCCAAGTGCTGGCGCATGGCGGCCTGCCACGCGGCCACCTTCTTACCCGCGGCGCGCTTCGCTTCGGGCGTGGACGCGGCGGCCTGTTGTTCCTTCCAACGCCTGATCTTGCGTTCGATCTCGCGCTGGCGCATCCGGGCGTCGTAGCCTGCAGGGTCGGGGCGGCCGCGCGGCACGCGGGTGATCCCGGGCAAGTAGGCGCTCATGGAGTGCCTACAGTTCGGGTGCCAGAGGCCGGCGGCGCGCGCGGTCGCGATGGTTCCGGCGACGTCGATCGTGATGAACACGTCGTCGTCGGTGGCGTGCTCGACGCGCATGGGCCCGGTCGGGCCCGACACCCGGTGCAGGATGCGGCCCTCCCAGGGCCTACAGAGCGGGCACTCCTGGACGTGGTCGGAGATGTACACCAGGTCGATGTCGAGGCTGGACAGCCGGTCGTCCTGGCCCTGCACGGCCGCGCGCGCCGACGCGGTCCTCATGGCCATCTCGGCGTAGCTGGACAGCCTCCACCGGCGGCCGGACCGGTCCGTGAACCCGGTGACACCCTGGTTCACGAGTTGCGCCCATGCGGCCTGTGTGGCGTCCCTACGGGACTGGCCACCGGCCAGCATCCGAGCGGTCCCGCCTGCGATCGCGGACCGGTAGGCGTCGAGCGCGTCCCGCAAGATGTTGGCCACGACCCGGCCGACGTCGCGCACGATGGCGGTTGCCAGCGCCTCGATGGCGCCGGACTGGGGGACCAGGCGGCGCGCCTCCTCGGCGGCCCGGCCGATCCCCGACGCGGGAAACCAGGCCGCGGGGATGTCGGCCAGCGCCGACGACGTGCCGAGCTGCCACGCGCGCGCGAGACCTTCACGGATGGCGCGGGACCCGTCGGCCAGTAGACCGGCCTGGATGACTTCGACGGACCGGCGGAGCGCCCCGAGGGCCTCCAGCCGCGGGGCGCCCACCGTCGCGGTCGGCGCCCCGGGGTAGCGCTCCAGGTGCCGACCGACCTGGCGGACGACGGCCAGCTCGCCCTCCCTGTAGATGGCGCCCACGGCGGCGGCGATGTCATCGATGTCGTCGGGGTCCACACCAGGCACGCGCGGCACCCCCTCCGGCTACTCGGCGGCGTTGCCCTCGGGCGGTTCCTCGACGGGCGGCCCGTCGGCGGCACCTCGGCCGAGCAGGTTGCCGGCCACCGCGGCACCGTCCGCCCACGGGTCCGCTTCGGTGGTGCGGTCGGCCTTCATACGGTCGACCTCCTCCAAGATCTGCGGCTCCGTGTACTCCGGGTGCTGCATCTTCACGGACAGGTAGTCGCTGATGACCTCCGCGTTCCGGAGCATCTGGAGCGTGCGCGCCAGCGACTCGGGGGACTGCCGCTCGGGCGGCGCCATCTCCACGGTCGGGGGTGTGCTCGCATCGACCCCGGACGCGAAGTGCGCGGCGTCGAGCGCGAGCCAGGACTGCACGATCCGCCTGAGCGAGGTCTTGACGTACATGCCCTTGTGCTCGGTGGTGGACATCGACGACGCCTTGCGGTCGATGACCTCTGTGGCGGTGCGCTCCCCGGCTTCGGCCAGCCCGAACGTGCTGGGCGAGTAGCCGCAGGAGCGGGCGATGGTGGAGAGCAGGTGGTCGAAGGTGCCGCGGTGTTCCTCGATGCGGATCGCGAACTGGGCGACGGTCAGGCCTTCACCGGTGCCGGGCGGCATGGACAGCTCGTCGTACACCTCGCGGTGCATGTCGAAGTGGCTGCCCCGGCCCTCTCCGAGGTCGGAGAGCGCGCCCTGGGGGACGATGATGCGGCCCTGGCCGAGGCGGATGTCGCGCATCCACGACGTCATGGTCTGGTCGATGGCGTCGAACTGGTCCCACACCGGGGCGGCGAAGTCGGACCGGCCGAGGTAGCCGCGGTGGCGCCGGTTGGGCCTGAGGTTGGGGATGTGCGTTGCCGTCAGCATGTCGATGCCGGTGAGCTGGCGGCCGTCGCGGTCGACCAAGGCGTCGATGTGCTCCGCGTCGGGGTGCTCGCGGTAGGGGATGCGCTTCCCGAGGTGGGCGGCGGTGCCTTCGTACAGCCCGTACTCGATCAGCCCGACACGTTGTTCGACGGCGTGCCGCTCCAGGAGGCGCACGACGGTGTCGCCCTCGCGCGACAGCTCCCTCCAGAACGTGCACTCGATCAGGCGCCCGTACCGGATCGTGGGGATGGCCATGTCCCCGGCCCACGAGGTGAGAATCGGCCGGTCGGGGACGGCTTCCTTGTCCCACACGGTGGTGAGGTAGGAGTCGCCGAGCGCGGCGCCCAGCTCAAGGGCTTCGAGGAGGCGCATGTGGAGGCCGCCGTCCTCGGCGAGCTTGTCGAACCGCTTCTGAGTGAGGGTGTCCTCGAACCGGATCGTTGGGGCTTCGGAGCAGAGCAGGGCGGCGGACGCGGACGCGATGTCGCCGGCCACCGGCACGTGAACGCGCCGCTCGGGTTCGTCCAGGGGGCGGGGCTGCGCCCAGAGCCGGGCCTCGACGGACGGCCGGTCGCGTTCGCGTTGGACGGCGCGGCCGTAGTACTCGGCCAGGGCGCGCTTGTCGCCGACGTACCAGACGTCGGCTTCGGCCATGTCGGCGTAGACGTCGGTCATGGTCGCGGGCGGCCAGGGGGTGTCAGCGGCGGGGAGCGGCACGGCGGGTCACCTCCCCTCGGTCAGCTCGCGCAGGCGCGCGTACTTCTCATCGGTGGTGTGGCCGTCCCAACGCGCGAGCGGATCGTCTGCGGCCACGACGGGCACGTGCGCGAACAGGTCGAGGTCGGCCGGCGCAATGTGCCACGAGAGTTGGCCGGCGGGCGTGTGCACGGTGAGGACGGGCCAGTCCGGTTCATCGGGGTCGGAGTAGGACAGGGCCGACGGGCAGTCCGGGCGCGCGGCCAGGTGCGCGACGAGGTGCGCGCGCTCGCGGTAGATGTCCACGGGTCGGTCACCTCCTTCGGGTGTTGAGCCGGTCGGCGTGGACGCGGGCGCGCTCGGGGGTGAGGTGGATGCCCCACGGCACGACGTACTGGGATGGGACCGCGACCACGTCGTACACGGTGGGGCGGCCGGGCCGGTCGGCCTGAAGGTGGGCGGGGAGGGTGCGCTCCCGCACGGCGTAGCGAGTGGCCATCAGTCAGCGGGCAGCTCGGAGCGGACCGCGCAGTCCTTGGCTTCGAGGAGCTTCCGCATGGCGGTCGTAGTCTCGGCGCCCGGGGGGAGGGCGTGGTGGATCCAGTGGGCGAGGGTCGCGAACTGGCGGCTGACCTCCTGGAGGTGCGCGGGCAGGTGCTCGAAGGCGAAGTAGCGGAGCATGTCGTTCGTCGGGGACGGGGGGTGCTCGGGGCGGTCGGTGGTGGCCATGGTCGGGTTCCTCCTCAGGCGGTGGTGTGGTGTGCGGCAGCGGCCTGCTCAGCGAGCACCCACGCGACCGCGCGCTCCTCGGCGGTGCCCTCCACCAGGTGCACGACGTCGGACCCGGCGGCCCGCATCGTGTCGATCCGGTGGAGGATCTCCTCCCGGTCGGCCGGGCGGAGCCGCTGGGCGCTGTGCAGCTCGACGACGACCAGGGGGCCGCGGAGCCCACGGAGCCTCTCGGCGCGGTGCACGGTGTGCGCCCGGCGCCGGGGGATGCCGGCCACCTGGGCGTGCCGGTCGGCGTCCGGGCCGCTGGCGGTGATGTAGACGACCGGGGCCGTGGTGGTGTGCAGGAGCCGGGCTACGCGGTGGGCGGTGGCCAGGCCGGGCGGGGTCTCGGGCACGGGTCTCCTCAGGCGGCGAGGTCGAGGACGGGCAGGCGGAGCGTCGGCCGCCACAGCCACGCGGAGCTGTGCAGGCCGTAGCGCAAGGCGTCGGCCGAGTGGTCGAACGCCTTGACCGGCTTGTCCTCTCCCTTGGCGGCGGCTTCGTCGTCCCAGGCGTAGGCGGGTAGCTCGTCGAGCAGGCCGCGGCAGGATCGGTGGATGCGGAGCCGGTCCTGGCCCATCACGGAGGACACGGCGCGGATGCCGTCGAGCACGCTGTTGTCGGCCTCGGCGACGTTCGGGAACTTGTCGGCCCACAGCTGTGTCATGAAGCTGGCGGCGGACGGGTCGATGTAGGTCTTCTCCGGGCGGACGCCGCGCGCCTGGGCGTGGTCGGCGCCGGTGATCTCCCCGGGGCGGGGCACCTGCTTGAGCCAGTCGCGGAGCGCGCGGCTGTACTGGGCGTCGGTCTTCTTCGCCCGCTCCTTCTTCGAGTCCCACCGGTACTCCGAGGTGACGTACATGCGGCGGTCGACGCCGATTCCGAGGAGGACGGCGGCGAACGGGTTGGTGGTGCCGTAGTCGACGCCTGTGCTGACCCACCGGGTGATCTCGGGGAGGGTGTCGACGACGTGCCGGTCGGGGTCGAATGCGTCGTAGACGGCGCCCTCGGCGAGCGCCCACTCGCCCAAGATGAGGCGCCGGTACCAGAGCCCGACGTTCGCGGACACGAGGTCGGCGACGTACTCGGGGTCGAGGTGGGGGTTGTCGGTCAGCTTGAACGAGAACCGGTGCAGCGGCACCGAGTCGTCGTCGCGGTGGTGGGTGCGGCCGTCACGGTCGATCCACAGGCGGGCCCGGTCGAGCCACTTGACCTTGCACCAGTGGAACGGGCCCTCCGGGTTCGTGGTCGCGAGGATGCGCGCTCCGGCCTCGGACATGCGGGTGCGGAGCATTTCCCAGAACGACTCGGGGATGACGGACAGCTCGTCGACGTAGGCGCCGAGGAGCGTCATGCCGCGGATCTTCTCCTGGGCGCGCTCGTCGTTGGCGCCGGCGATGTAGATGCGGCGGCCGAGGAGCTGGAGGGTGCCCTCTCCGGCGTTGAGCTTGCAGCGGGCGGGGCCGAGCATTTCGACGAGCGGGTCGATGACGTTGCGTCGCAGGGTGCGCTCGGTCTTGCCGACCATGAGGAGGTTGCCCGCGGGGGCGTTGCGGACGAACTTCATCCAGGCGATGAGGGAGCAGATCGTCTTGGAGGAGCGGACGGTGCCCTCCCAGATGTTCATCCGGGCGGTGGCCAGCTCGACGCTGGCGGTCTGCTTGCCGACGAGCGGCTTGAGGCCTGCCATGGGGGGTCACCCCCCGTCGGTGTCGGGCGAGGCCTGGCCGGTCGGCGTGTCCTCGGTGGGCTGGCCGTTGACCATGTGGTCGAGCCAGGCGTCGACCGCGGGGAGGTTCAGGGTGTCGGCGTCGACCTGCTCCAGGCGGACGGCCTTCTCCGCGGCGGTGCCGATGGCGGTGATGAGCGCCTTGACGTCCTGGGCGGGCAGGTAGTCGGCGGTGTAGGCGACGACCTTCCCGGCGGACGCTTCCTTGAGGTGGTGCTCGGGGAGGTCGAGGCGGTCGAGTCCGGCGATGGCCTGGCCGTAGAGGCGGTGGATGATCTCGACGCGCGCCTTGCGGGCGTCGTCGACCTTGGCTTGGGTGGCGGCGCGGGTCCTGCTGCGGTCGAAGCTGAGCCCGAGGTGTTTGACGATCTTCGCCATGGTGGCGGGCGCGCACCCGATCTGGCGGGTGATCTCGTTGTGTCCGAGGCCCTGGGCGTGCAGGGCGCGGACGCGGGCCTCGACGTCGGGGTTGCCGAAGAACTTGCGGGGGGCTGCCACGGGGGTCACCTCCCCTGGGCGTGCGGAAGGCCCCGCCGGGGACACGGTCTGCGGGGCCTTCGGGCACACGTGTTGTGCTGCAAAGCAGTGTGACAGCGAGTGCGGACAAATCGCGTCTTCGCTGGTCAGCGGATGCGTCGGCCCTTCCCGTCGCGGGGTGCCCGCTGAAGTTCGGAGACGAGCCCGTAGGCGCCGAGGGCGGCCAGGATCACGCACGGGATGGCGGCGATGATGCCCCAGCCGCCGGAGTCCCAGGCGGTGTAGGCGAGGCCTCCGAAACCGATCAGGAAGATGGCGCCGAGGGTGGCGCCGGCGGGGTCGCGGCGGGGGGTGCGGTCGGTGTCACTCATGGGTGGCGGTCTCCTCGGGGACGACGCGGACGCTGGCGATCTGGGGGGCGGGCACGACGACGTGTGCGCCGTCGGCTGTCTGGAGGCGGAGCGGCTTCTCCGCGGCGTCGCGGAGCATCTCGGCGGTCTCTGTGACCTCGTCGTGGTCCATGGGGACCCAGTCGGAGGCGTGGACGTCGCCCGTGAGCGTGTGGACCTCGATGCGGTAGCGCTGTGTCATGTGGTCATGCTCCCTTGCTGGTCATGGGTGTGTGTGGGCTTTGTGTGAGCAGTGCGCGGATGGTGGCGAGCGGGTAGAGGGGGCGGCGTAGGTGGTCGGCCCACACGGGCCGGATGCGGTCACGGGCCGCCCACTGGCGGATGCGGGCGGCGGTGACGGGGGTGCCGAGGGCGGTGAGGGCGCGGGCGGCGTCGGCGGCGGTGAGCGCGTCGCCGTCGAGGGCCTGTAGCGCGCTCTCACGCCACGCGAGGGGGTCGACGGTCCCGGAACACCCGTCGCGCCCGCATCGGGCGTCTCGGGCGTTTCTGGGCGCGTACACGGCGCTCTGGCAGTGGGGGCAGTACCCGGCGAGAACGGTTGTGGTGTGGTCGCGTCCGTGGATCTGGTCGCGCGCCGCGGTGACGGCGGCCGTGATCTCGTCGACCAGGGCGCCGCCCTCGACGTGGTGCCGAATCTCCTCCAGACGCCCGGCGAGGTGTGCGGCCAGGCCGGTGCCGTCCGGCGCGGGTGGCGCGCCGAGGAGGTCACCGGCGAGCACCAGGGCCCAAGTTCGGAGCGTGGACACCAGCGCGTCGCGGACGATGGACGCGGTCACGTCGAAGGGCAACAGCGGCTCCCCGGACACGCGGCCGGGCTGGCGCTCGCGGCGGCCCTGGCGGGTGATGTCGACGTCCAGCTCGGCCAGGAGGTCGGGGGCGTCGGTCAGGGCGACGCGGAGTCGGTGGGCGCAGGTGGAACAGACCCAGGCGTCAGCGACCAGGGCGTCGCAGTCGGGGACGCGGCACACGCCGCCGGGTGTGGTCATCGGGGTCGGTTCCTCCGGGGTTGAGCGGGTGGTCGAGGCGGGTTCCTGACGCCCGATAAGTGAGGCATATCGGGGGTCAGAGGGGCAGGATGGGCGGGCGGTTGCGCGCATCATGCGCGAGGCGGGGCGGGCGACCGATCGGCTACTTCGCCCACGGATTCGTGGGCACGTATCCGGCGGGGAGCGCTTCGGTCCATGGCCAGTGGCCACCGGACTCCAGTTCTTCGGGCCATTCGCGTTCGTCGCGGTCACCACGCCAGGACACGAGTTCGACGCGGCGTCCTTTGCCGGTGCCGCTGGAGTGCGGGGCGTCGGAGGGGCGGATGCCGTAGCCGAACTCCGGCCAGCCCATGAGCGCGCTGGAGCCGCGGGGGCGTAGGTCCCGCTTCCCTCCGAAGCCCGTGGTGGCGTGTCCGGCGTGGGCTTCGAGGAGGAGGGCGCATCCGCGGGCGCGGATGAGGTTGAGGGCGGCGAGGATCGGGGCGGCTTCGTCGTCGGAGTTGAGGGCGCGGGGTGCGAGTCGGTAGAGGGGGCCGAGGGCGACCATGTCGGGTTTGAGCACGGCGACCCGGCGGAGCAACCAACTGACGTCGCGGTCGTTGGCGAGGTCGAGGCCTTCGGGTCGGATCTCGATCCACAGGTTGGTGTCGGTGATGTCGCTGTCGAGGGTCTGGGCTTTGGCCCACAGGGGCCGGAGCGCACGGCGGGCCTGGGTCGCGCTGTTCTCGACGTCGACGATCAGGACGCGGCAGGGTGGGATGGGCGCGTTCGTGAATGGGTGGATCCCGGCGGCGACGGTGACGGCCATCTGCCGGAACAGCGTGGTCTTGCCCAGCCCCTCCATGCCGGTGAGGATCAGCCGGTCGGAGCGCTCCAACAGGCCGGGGATGATCCAGTCGTAGGGCGGGTCCTCAGTGCCGAGGAACTCGCTGATGGTCTGGGTTTCGAGGTCTTCACCGGCCTCGTAGTCGCGGACGGCTTCGAGGTCTTGGATGGCGTGTTCTGCGAGTCCGGCGATGTGGCCGAGGGCGTCGTCGGTGGCGACGGTGGCGGCGGCGTCCTGCATGATGTCGCGTCCGGCCTGGTAGAGGCGGCGGCGGACGGCGATGGCGCGGACGGTGGTGGCGTAGTGGCCGGCGGACGCGGGGACGGGGCAGGCGTCGGGGAGCCCGGATAGGTAGGCGACGCCTCCGGCTGCGGTGACGCCGGGGTCGGTGCGTAGGAGTTCCCAGACGCGGAGTGGGTCGGCGTCGCCGTCGCGTCGGCGGATGGTCTGGATGGCGGTGTAGATGGCTTGGTGGGCGCCCCAGAGGTCGCCGGGGGTGAGCATGTTGCTGACCACGGTGGCGGCGTGTTCGGAGACGAGCATGGCGCCGAGGACGGCGCGTTCGGTGTCGAGGTCGTGGGCGGGCGGGTTGCTCACTGGCGGTGCATCCATTCGTCCTTGGGCCGGACGCGCGGGCCGGTGGTCCTGGTCCGGGTGTCGTCGAGGAGCGCCTGGAGGTCGCCGTTGGCGCCCATGGTGCGCAGCAGGGCGGGGAGGCTGCGGGGTTTGAGTTCGGCGCGGATCCGGTCGAGGAGGACGGGGGCCTCGTCGGGGCGTGCGTCGGTGGCGTCGAGCACCAGGGCGTGTGTGGGGTCCGTGGTCTGGTTCGTCTCTCTCGTCTCTGAGAGAGAGCAACCATCTACAGACGTAGTACCTGTACCTGTACCTGTACCTGTACCGCAGGTCAGATCGATGGGTTCGGCTATGGGTTGATCGGCGCTCTCGGAATGGGATGGGCTATGGGTTACAGGTGCATCCCTTCCGCCATCCCTTGGGCTATGGGTTGCGGTATCCCTTCCCGCATGGGTTCCGTCATGGGTTCCGCCATCCCATACGGGGCGGGGCGCGGAGCCCTTCGGAGACAGGGCGGCGATGGTCTCGCGGGCGAGCGCGCGGGTCATGTCGGAGCGGGCGCCGGACAGCTCCCCGAAGGGGATGCGGCACAGTTCGTCGACCATGGCGGCGCGCAGCCGCGGGCTGATGATCTGGCGGGCCTGCTCCATGGCGGTCTTGGCCAGGTTGGGTTGCCTCCAGCCCTGCCCGTTGCGGAGGTAGGAGCGGATGAGGAGTTCCTCGGTGTCGTCGTCGACGAGCACGTAGCGGGCGGCGTCCAGCTCCTTGAGGAGGTGCTCGATGTCGGTGCGGCCGGTGTCGGCGGCCAGCTTCGCCCACCGGCGTTCCTGGAGGGGCAGGGCTCCGGCGGCGGTGAGGGTGGGCTGGGAGATCAGGAGCCAGTACAGCCACTGGGCGCCGTGGGAGAGGGCGCGGAACTCTTCGTCTGCCCAGACGTCGAGGCTGATCTGGGCGTACTTGCGGGCCATCAGCGGGGGTCCGTTCCGGTGGTGTCTCGGTAGGGGCGGGTGCGGAGGAT